AGGCTCCTAGTTTCTTCCACCAATTCCCCTCGGGGCTAAAATTTTCAAAACACAAAATTGTATCATGATTCTCTAAATATTCATGCAAAGGCGGAGCATATGCACAATTGCAATGCACTTTCTGGGGATGGTGGTCTGATTTTGGACAAGCAGAAAAGTGAACGGCACCACCTAAATTTGCCAAAGCAATGTCTACTTTTTTTATCTTCTCATTCAAGAAAAAATGATTTGTAGACCAAACAAAATCATATTCCTCTGGATTCCAATTATTTTCATCGGTGCTGGGGCCACCACCAACAATCAAAATTTTTGAATTTTTGAATTTCTCTAAACGTGAGTTTTTTTGATATATAACCTCTGAATTAATTATGGTTTCTCCGCCGCCCAACCAAGGAACCGCCGCATTCTTGATATATATCAGACCGCGCTTTTTGTTATTAACAAAATCTTCACTAGAAGATATGAAAGAAGAATCCGGGACGGTGCTATTAAACCAATTTAATTCTTTAGCCCATTTCATATTTTCCTCCTAAATTCGTCCTTTAATAAACTTACGATGTAAGCATCCATATATTCCCCCTTGTGATAATAGTGCTGACGCAATATTGCGTCTTGATGAAATCCCTTTTCTGTTTATCTATCATAACTATTTATCATATTTTTCATATTTGATTTTCTTCAATCAGCTTATCATAATCTGATTTTAACATACCCAAGATATAAGAATCCAAATATTTTCCATTCTTAAAGGCTGTTTGTTTCAAAGTTCCTTCGTCTTTGAAACCTATGTGTCGGTAAATATCAATGGCAGTATTATTACTATATACTTCACACCATATTCTATTTAAGTTTAGATCATTAAAACCATAACCAATTAAAGTCCTTAGTGCATCTGAGCCATATCCGTCGCTTCTAAAGCTGTCGTCCCCAATATAAATGCCAAATTCTGCATAACGATGTATCCAACTAATGTAATACAAGCCACAATGACCAATTAATTGATGTGATTCCTTATCGTGAATTTCAAAATTAATTTGATCTCGGTCACCCAGAACTCTGGTTTTATACCATTTAGATTGCATATCCTTTCCTATTTCTTTATGCTCTCTAAAATATTTCCGCAATTCTGGTTTGTTCCTCCATAGCCTTAGTTGTTCGATATTCTCTCTTTCCACAGAACTCAAAAATACTTTTTTGCCATTAATCATTTAACATCTCCCATTTTATAATCTCATCACTTTCTATATCTTTGCTGGTCATTCTGCCCATTATATCATAATATTTAAGGGCCGGCACTGAATCTTTTAATAATGGCCTCTTGGTGGTTAAATTATCTTCAGTTAAAGGCATCCCACGCTTAATATCGTTTTTAGCAACAACTGATCTGCGGGCGCCGATGAATCTTTTTTCACTCTCTGTGTGTCTGTCTTTCTTCTTGCTAAGTATGCTCTCGGCTATTCTGATGTTTTCAACCATCTGCTTTAGTTCACCTGGCTCTATAGCAAACAAATGATCCGGGCCGGAGAGCGTTCTATCAGTAGTATAATGTTTTTCAATGGCCCGGGCGCCTAATGCGACTGCTATAGGCGGTACTAATATACCTTCCGTGTGATCTGATAATCCTATTTTAATGTTGCTAAACCGTTTTTCGCGTAAAAAATAAGAGCCCATGTCTTTCATGGTGCCTAAATTTATATCTTTAAAGGGCGTTGGATAGGCATTGTTGCCATGCAAGATTGTTAAATCTGGGTATGGGTTTTCTAACTTGACCCATTCGATAATATTGCAAATGGATGAAAGATTGCTCCCGATTCCTGCAGTGATTATTAATGGTAGTTTGGTCGACGCCACACATCTTACGAATCTCGGGTCGGTAGATTCGAAGCCGGCTATCTTGAACCTCTTTACACCTATATTATATAATTCATCAACAGCCTGTTCATCAAATGGTGTTGACATAAACTCAATATCATTATCGTCGCAATACTTCTTCAGATCTTTCTGCCATTCACGCGGCAATTCAATATCCTTAATTAACTTATTAATGTTTTTATAACCACCAAAATCAGGAGTATTCTTGGCATACAATGTTTCAGAAGAATAGGTTTGAAATTTAACGGCATCGGAGCCGGCATTTGCGGCTACATCAATTAATTCCTTCGCCAATTCAAAATCACGATTATGATTAGCGCCGGCTTCGGCTGTTATAAATACACTCATTTCTTTATTATCTTTCATAATCTAAGGCTTCTTCAAAATCTAAAAATTTAACATGCTTGTTTAAAGGACTATCAGGGTGGCCTAAGTTAAATATTTCTACATCAATTTGTTTTTCCTTGATCGCCTCATTCCAATATGACATATATTCAAGAGAAGCATAGTTTGGATCCACCTTTTTTTGTTTATCATAAAAACGCCCCCCAATGGCATCAAATCCGATCGTATAAATTCTTTTTGCTTCGCAAAAAACACAAAGCGGTAAAACAAAAAATGGAAACTTATGCTCAACCGGAACTTGACAAGAATCAACACCTGTTGCAAATACTGCGGAATCTAAATTGAATCTTCTGCTAAAATGTTCGTCCCATATTTTTGCTTCTTTTTTCTTTAAAATTCTATTTTCCTATATAATGGCAGATTTAATATCTTATTGTGTAATCTTTCCAAGTTAGGCAATACTTGCTCGTTATTATAGTATTCCATTTTGTGTAACATCGGGTAATGTCGCACTAATCCTGCATTTATTATAATACTGTTCGCATTATTTGTCAAATTTGTGGCAAAATAAAACGAAGATTTCTCATCATGAGGAAGTAACTTATATTCTCTTTTTAAAATATTATAATTTCTCTTTCTTGTTTTAAGATTATCTTCATATCTATCGATTTGTGTTAATCCAATCGTCGCATTAAGATTGTTCATGTAGAATTTAAAGCCTTCTTGCTCGATGGTATAAGATTCTCTTTGGGGTACTCTACCAAAATTTCTATATGATCTAAAATATTCATTAGATTCGGTATCATTCGTGGATATCATCCCACCGTCAGAAGTACAAATTGGTTTATAAGGATGAAAAGAAAAGAAAGTAAAATTGCTCTTAATGGTAGGGGTGACACAGTGAGCCGAATCGACTACAATTATTTCTGAATATTCGCTATTGTCGAAAAAACTATCGAAACCAACTATATTGCTAACCCCTCCGTACAAAACTGGCATAACAACTATTTTGGTTCCTGCGTTTATATATTTCTCACATCTTATATTTCTTTTGGTTTTATAATCTTCAACATCAAATTGTAATTCATCGTTCACATCAACAAAAATTAGGTTGTGACCAAAATGTTTTGCGGCCCAGGCCGGCGACGTAAAACCTAAAGAAGTGGTGTATACATCGCATCGGCCGTGGATATGTCGCAAATAAGCAAAGATCATAAAAGCAGCTGCGGAAGCCGAATTGGTGGCGACATTGTATTTCTTATTAGAAAATGAGGCAAATTTGCGCTCAAATAGCGATACATTTTCACCAAAACCAAGTTGACCAGTTAACAAAACCTCATTGATTTTGTATAGGTCGTCTTCGTTGACCTTTGTTTCAAATATTTTCATTTATAAATCTGCTTTTGCGGCACCGACGATCTTTATTTGTCTCTCTCCAGTATGAGGGTGTCTACGATTTTTAGAGCCCAATTCTTCTGTCGCCCATGTACCTAATTCGGCCAAACGCTCGTCGCTCAATTCATCTGAAAAATTGGTTCTCACCTCTTCGGAATTTTCACCTAACTTCTTAAAATATTGCTCTATAATAGAATCATCTGCTTCACATTTCTTTCCGATCGCGGCTTTACCAATTAACCCTTTCTCTAACGCTAAAGTCCAGAAAGGGGTGCCAGGAAAAGCAGTGGTATAAAAAATGGTTTCCACATCAATTTCGTGTTCTTTGCAAAAATTTACAGTTTCCATTATGGTTTCTTCGGTTTCCCCGGGGGAGCCGACCATAAAAGATGGATCAACATAACCCATTATTCTCTTTGTTTCTGTAGTGGCAATTCTGATTTTTTCGGGTGTTTGCCCGCTCTTATCAATTTCCTTAAGGATGGCGGGGCTGCAACTCTCAATGCCGATTCCTACTTGGCGCATACCCACTTCGAATGCGGCTTCAATCATGTGCTTTCGATTTTTCTTTTTCGCCCTTACAACATCATCGGCAACAATATTGGTACGACAAGTAGAGCCCCACTCAACTTCAAAACCAGTTTTTTCTTTTCGTTTTTGTAATTCTTCAAAAAACCCAAAAGCCCACTTCCAATTTGTTAAAAACAAATCATCTAAAAAATGTATATAACTTAAATTGTATTTATTAGTTAAATATTCCATTTCATCTACAATGTCCTTGGGGCTTCTTATTCTCCACTTTTCTCCCAAATAAGTAACATAGCAATAGTCGCACGAATAAGGACACCCTCGACTTCCCAAAATCGATAAGCAATATTTTCCCTCTTCTTGGGGCTTTCCCCCTTCCCATTTAGATTCCCAATTCAAGTGTCCAATTGGGTTTATTTTGTAAACTCCCTCTAAATCATATAAAGATCGAGCGGGCCAAGGAAGGTGATCTAATCCGAGTTCTCCTGGTATAATAGAGGGTCGTTTCCCGTTGGAAACGATTTCTCCATTTTTATTTTTAAACCACGTGCCCTGCACTCCCTCCATGTCTTGTTTATTTTCTATCTTATGCAAAATTTCAGAAAAAGTCAATTCGCACTCTTCAGTAGCTATAATATCTGCCGGCAACATTTTCGCCATAAATGCGGGAAGGCAGCTGGCTATTCCCCCACCTAAGATTCTGATGCTTTGAGGGGAGCATCGACGACATAAATTTAAGATTGTTTGAATGCGAGAATATTGAGATATAATCCCTCCTACCCCTATTACATCCGGTTTCGTTTCCTGCAATTTTTCGACTATCCTCTGATCAACCCAATGATTGAAACTCACCATGTTATCGATAGGGCCTAGGCGTTCTTGATTGAGATCCAAGATATCTACTTCGTGACCATCCATTATGGCCACAGACGCAATGTAAGCTTGACCAATAGGGATGATATTAGGATATGACCATTCTCTAATGGGGGGATTAATTAATAAAATCTTAAGTCCCGTTTTTCTTGGCTTAAAGTGGCACATCGATTCTTCAGTCGTAATTTTAGGAGCATCTGGAACAGTGCATCGTCCGTTTTCGAATCTTTGATAAAAATATTTCTTTTTCATAATTCCTCAATTGGTTTATATTTTACATACTCATTTAATAAACTATACTTTGGTTCCACTACACTGTGTAGATCCAAATTTGTTGTGTCAACGTGCTCATTCCATAATTTCATGTATTTCGCTGTAGTCTCTCGTGCTTCGGCTAAGCCCTTATTATTGTCATAACAAAAAGCAAAGCTTGGGATACCTTGACATATTCCGGGATGACCATGATGCCTAAAGAAGTCATAATATCTACCATCATGATTCCACATATATCTGCCTCCCTTTAGTTCAAATCCGATTATTCCAACTTCTTTGACGTAAGATGTGTCTCTAAATAACCATTGAATCATGGGTAACACCGCTGACGTTAATTTGTCTTCGTTAAGATTAGGGTTATTGTATTGTGTTTTTAATACTGCGCGGCCGGCCTGAAATCTTAGGCGGAAATCTTTATCTACCAAATCCACATCTTTATATTGAGGAAATGAGTCGGGATTATTATGAATATATTTGAGACTCATACAGGGAACTATAACTTCGTTTAGTCGCGGATCATCAATAATATTTTGAGTGGCGCTAATAAATAATTCCCAAGATGCTTTCTTGTGTGGGTTCTGATCTGGCCACGGAGTAGCTCCGCGACCCAAGGGAGTGGTTCCAATAAAATTTTGAAAATCTTTGTAGGTGGCTCGTGTGTGAATCGGATCCAGTAAAAGAAATTTGGTTTCAATAGTCTTGTGGCCCACGTTTCTTTTAATATAATCTTGAACAGGTACAAAAGGTACCGGGTCTAAAAAGCAGTGATAATCCGGATGGAAATCAAGCTCGTTCACACAATACATAAAACCTAGTCCATAGGTTATAATTTCAACGTCTTTACGTTTATGAAGGCGCTGAATATCATTCTTGTATTTTTCAATTCCGGATCCAGCACCCATAATTAAAAGTTTTTTTGTCTCTTCACTCATCTAAACCTTCACAGCCTCTTTTAATCAAATTTGCCAAAACTGATACGTCATCACTTAAGTGTAAGGCTGAGTTAAATTCCAACCCATTATATTTTTTATCATAGTTGTGGTTTTTGTTGGTATATTGTGGCAAAATTACCAAAAGTTTATCATTGACTTCATAAGTAAACGGCAGCTCTGTCGTTGCCAACATATCTTCATGAATCTTTTCGCCTGGGCGCATACCGGTAATAATCGCCTGAATATCATCAACTTCCATTAACTTCTTCATCGATTCTAGCACTGTTCCCAAACTATAAGAATTAATCTTCGGAACAAATACCTCGCCTCCCTGAGCATTTTCAAGAGAATCTAGCACGGCTTCGACTGCATCAGAAAGAGTAAACAAAAAACGACTGCATTCCAAAGAAGTAACCGGAATTTTTTGATGATTTCTTACCTCATCCATCCACAAAGGAATAAATGAGCCTCTACTGGCTATCACGTTTCCATATCTAACCGAAGCAAAAACCGTACTATCTGAATTATAATCAAAATTGGTAAAAATTCTTTCTGCGATAAATTTAGATGAACCATATACGTTGACTGGCTGACATGCTTTGTCTGTTGATATCAATATACACTTTTTAACATTCGCATTGAGCGCTGCGAGGGCTACATTTTCAGAGCCTTTAATATTTGTTTTCACACATTCGTCCGGATAAAATTCCATGTCATCCACTCTTTTAAGTGCCGCGGTGTGAATCACATAATCTGGCTTGTGAAGGAGCATGGATATTCTAAGTTTTTCCAAATCACGGACGTCCCCTATCACTCTTATAATGTCTGGATCGTTGCCAAAACTCAGGGCCTGCTTGCCTTCGTCGCGACTATATACAATTATTTTCCAGCCTATTTTCTTGATTTGCTTAATTAAAGCCTTACCAAGCGAACCGGTACCACCTGTTATTAATATCTTTTTCATTATCTATCATTCATCATTTGTTTATAGAGGGCTTCATATAGCTCAAATTCCCACTCATAATCAATATCGAAAACTTCACCTTCTGAAACCGGCATCAATTCTATGCTTCCTTTTTCTCGAAAATCGCCCATCCATATTCCGCGGCCGATGCTGTCCATACTACTAGCATATAAACAATGCGCAGCCTCATAAACCACATCCGCAGTTTTCGTATTCATAACTGCCTCTGCGGGCGGTGTAAGGCAATTGCCATCTTTATCCCAAAAATAATTCTTCTTTTCTACAACGCCAAACATTCCATTTGATTCTGTGTTAATATAAGCTCGGACAAAGTTATCGATTGTTTCAATCTTTAGCATAGGTACGCAAGCATTTATCATAACAATGTATTTAAAAGGAATTTTATCCCACCATTCGTAAAGAACGCGCATAGATTCACCTTCAGCCATGGCAGACTTTTTACTTCTGACGAACACATTAATATCGTGTTTTTTGCCAATAGCAATTAGCTCTGGTTCATGGACGGCCAAATATATATTTTTTTTTGGTATTATTTTTGAGGATAAAAGCTTTTCTATAGATAAATCAGTCAGCGTGGTGTCGGCAAAAGGCCGGATCATTTTCATAGGGCATCTTTGTGAAGAAAGTCTAGCTTGTATTAAAATAGCAACATCTTCAATATTTTTCAACTTAATCTCCCTTTATGATTCTATGACTATCGCTATCAAAATGTTGAGTTGAAAATTCAAAAATTTCTGAATCTTCTAAAGCAGTTACTTGATGTTTCAGGCCTGTGTGTATATAGAAATTTTGGCCCGGCTGTAGTATAGCTTCTTCTGCTAATTCTGGGTTATTATCTTCTCCATATTTGAGGATAACAAGCCCAGAGTGCACATAAAATACTTCATCCTTTAGCTTGTGGTGGTGCCATGAACACTTCTTCCCTTTTTCGAAGAAAAGCAACTTACCGCAATATTCCTCTTTATTGACAATCCACTTCTCATACCCCCATCCTTTTTTGACATATTTCATAGGGGGATGAATTTCATTACTACTATTTCTTTTACCAGACACTCTTTCCACCATCGATGACAAGATTTTCACCGGTCATATAGCTACTAGCAGCCGAACAAAGAAATACAATGGCTCCTTTATATTCATCAATATGGGACATACGATTCATTGGAATAATATTCGTGAGTTTTTCAACAAATTCTTCAGGGTGATCATTATATACCGCAGTGGGGCTCAAACAATTAACACGAATCCCGCGGGTTGCAAAATAAACCGCAAGATATTTGGTCATACCTACAATAGCCCACTTAGCAGCAGAATAAGTAATAGGTTTAACATTCTGTCGTTCTTCAGCGAGACCTTCTTTCCGGTATAGCCGCTGATCTGGCGCAATTACGCCCAGATCGGATGCTATATTCAGTATTACGCCACCTCCTGTTTCAAGCATTTTGTTGGCTACAGCTTGAGAGCAGTAAAAAGTACCGTTTAAGGCGGCATCAAGACCCTCTTGCCAATAGGCGGGAGTCATGGTCTCAAATCGACTGTCCGGAGTTAAGCCGGCTTCCTTTTTTACTTTGGGATCTTTTGCAGCATTATTAATCAAAACATCAATTCTATCTAATTGATTAATTACTGAGCTGATCGACACTGGATCTGCTACGTCCATGTGATATGCTGTAGCACAATCTTTACCATATTTTTTATTTAGCATGGCTGCTTTTTGAATTGCTCGATCTTCATGATGGTCTGTGATAACCGCGGTAGCGCCGTGCTCAATGACCGCCTCTGCGTGTTTTGGTCCGAGCAAGCCGCCGGCGCCGGTGATAAGAACTATCTTTCCAGATAGATCGAAAACACTATGATTCATTATATACCTCTTTTAATAAATTAGCATGTCGTTGTATAGTGGTTGTTTCATCGCCATTGTTACCTCTAGCTGTTTGTAAGGAATATGGCCCTTTATAACCATGAGATTTTAGACATTTAAATATTTGCACAAAATCAGTATCTCCAGACATTGGATATACCGTTTCTGCATCATACGTTCTGTCTTTTAAATGAACGTTATTTATTCTATTGTGCAAGCTATTGATATATTGTTGATGTTCTATGCGACATGAAGTAATGTTGCCAGTATCGTATGTAACTCGATAATTATCTGATATATATATAATATCACATAATTTGTTTTTGTCAAGCTCTGTTTCAAAAGAAAATAGTAGTTCCCGATACTGATCGGTTATTTTAGCGATGTTCTTACAAAATTCTTCTCTAATTTGGTCATTTTCCATACTGCTTTTCTCTAAAAGAGGAATTGTTATACACTTGACTTGATTCCTTATGGCTGCGTCACAAATCGGTTTCAAATTGTGTTCCAAAAATCGCATATGCTTAATATTTTCATTTACAAGGTTATCAGCACAAACAGCGCTTATCGGATAAGAAGTCAAATCCTCATAAAAGAAAGGATTCGAGCTAAAAGACTTATTTGTGATAATCCACTCTATATGGTTCAATTTGGCGTCAGGTAGTAGCGCAAACTCACGTTTCCAGTTATCTGGACACTCCTGAAATCCTTCTGTCGGTGGCGATAATCTGCCTTGTATGATGCCTAAATTCATGTTATTGTCCATCCTCCGTCAACAACCAAAGTGTGCCCGGTTATATAGTTAGATGCATCTGATGCTAAGAAAATTGCTGGGCCTTTTAAGTCTTCAGGGTCTCCGTAACGATTAAGAACAGTCTTCTGGGCCAATCGATCCAATAATTTTTGATCTGGCGAGTTGTAAGAATTTGTTTCCACATTCGGAAAGGCTCCGGGTGCTATGGCATTACATCGAACATTGTAAGAGCCATAAAAAGCGGCAGTATATCGCGTCAAAGCGATTAAAGCGGATTTAACCACACTATATGATGGCGGGTTAAAAGCCGAAGATCCCTCGTACAAAGAGGGATGGGGGGACACCAGGCCATACATAGAACTAATATTTATAATTGAGCCGGCGCGCTGCTGTTTCATTTGCTCTCCAATAATCTGTATGGCGGCCGCGGCCCAAAAGACACCTGACTCAAACGACCGAATCCACTGAGCCTTGGAGATATTTTCCACCCTTCCGGAATCGTCGTTAAACCCGGTCAATTTACTAAATTCATATGCATTATTGATTAATATGTCAATAGATTCATTTTTTTTGATAGTATCATGAAGGGCGGCGCGGAGGCTATGTTCATCGTGGAAATCAACTTTGTGATAATCCACCTTATCGGATCCATAAATTTCTATCAAATATGAATGATAATCAACAATTTTCTGATCGCGACCATAGATATCTACCTTGGCGCCGGCGGTCAGTAACGCTTCAGTAAAAGCTTTGCCTAAATGTCCCGAGGCGCCTGTTACAATTGCTGTCTTATCTTCTAGCGAAAATGGGGCGCCCAGTGTCATTCAAAATACCTAAGCTTTTTAGCCACAGATTTCTCTGCGTCTATGAACTTCTTCTTGCCATGGCCTAGACACGCCATTATGCCGTTGGCGCGGCTAATTATCTCAGATAGCTCTTTGGACTCTAGAGACGCCGACTGATCTGAACCATACATATTTTTATCTAAAGTTATATGTCTCTCAATTGCTTTTGCCCCAAGAGCAACGGCAGCCACTGTTGGCAATATACCTGATTCGTGGCCACTATATCCGACTGGACACACATATCTTTCCTCTAGGATCTTGATTGCTCTAATGTTGCAATCTTCATCGTTACACGGATAGGTTGAAACACAATGAAAAAGAGTAAATGGGCAATTATTTTTGCGAAAAATAGCCACGGCATTATCAATATCGCTATAGGTTGACATGCCAGTAGAAATAAAAGTATGTCGGCCTTCTCGCGCTATATATTCTAATAAATCATTATGTGTAAGCATGGCGGATGCAACTTTATTAAAAAGTAAATTGTATCCTCTAAGAAATTCTTGACTCTTAATATCCCATGCAGACGCAGACCACAAGATTCCCTTCTGTTTGCAGTACCTGTCGATTTCATCATATTCTGTTTTTTCAAATTCGAGTCCTTCCTTTTGATGACGTTGGGTGGTCCCCCACGGACTCTCTCGGTCTGACTCTAAATATTCTTGAGTATATACCGTGCTAATGTCTCTTTTTTGAAACTTGACTGCATCGCAGCCGGCTTCGATTGCCATATCTATTAATTTTTTTGCTATTTCAATATCACCATTGTGATTAATGCCAATTTCAGCAATGAAAAAAGGCAAATTTGAAGTGTCGTGATATGGATTAAATAATTTCACTTGTTCTCCTTATTTTAATTCTATTCTTGGAATACCGTCGTACAAGGTGCTTTTATTTGAAGCTAGCTTGAGTTCGATTCCAAGGTTTTTAAGCCAATAATATAATTCTTTTGTTGTTTTTCTTGTTTGGTCAATTTCCCATTCTAAGATATCGCCGCGATTGACCAACTTCTCTGTGGTGCCGTAGAAATGCTTGTATGTGTTTACATCAACTTTAAAATTTGTTAAGTCCCAGCCAATGCATACTATTTCACTAACACCTAGATGAATAGCTGTGTAAATGACCGTTTCATACATTATACCCGGCCCGCAAGGTCTTGTCAAGTTATTATCAATTAAAAAATCATCAAATTTTTTGGTTGTCGATATAAATTCGTTATTTATCTCAGTTCTGATTGGTATCTTAAAGAATATGTCGTGCTTTTGAAAGGGCTCCCATCTTTGTCCCAAATCGTAATTGCTGCTGGCTACCACTATCGGCCTGTTATCTTCATCATATGTATAATATTGTTTTAGAACAACATCATCGGGCATCGGAAGATTGGAACAATTAAAGAAATGAAAATCTGTTATTTCTGGGAAACGACTGTAGGCCTGCTTTACAGAGAGAGTCAGTTTATCTTTTAGAAAATCGTTCAAAAACTCTTGGCTATAGTCATTTAGTGATGGCCCACAGTTTAAAATGTATGCCGTTTCTCCCTTAAAGGAATCTTTAAGAACATCCAATTTGCCAGCGGGAGCGCTCTTGGAACTTACAGATTTATATAATTTTTGCTTCTTGCATTCAACTGGCTCGGGTATCGTATCGTCATTAAGCACAAATTCAAGGATGTCGTTTCCGATTTTCTCTACATCGAATCTTTCATCCTTTAGTAAATGCTTCTTTAATTTCTCTCCTTCTTGTGGAAGTTTCCCCTCTTTCCACATTTCATATGCTAGCCGCAAGTTTTTTCTAGCAGATAATACGTTTGGTTCAAACCAGTTGCTGTCGATAGAATAAATTTCATTTGGTATGATACAAGAATCCCACATACCATCGACCATAAATTTGTTTTCATCAGAAATATAATCTACATGACCGCCTTCGCCGGGTACCATTACTGGCAATCCATTTAAGATTGCTTCAAAAATAGTTAAGCTAAAGCCTTCGCCACGTGGCAATAAAGCGAAAATATCACTATTTTCATAAAACCATTTGATATCTGATTCAGGGGCGTAATCGCCCAATAAAATAACATTATTTTTCTTGTTTTTCTTGAATATTCTGCCTCTTAAAGCTTTGACTATCTGCGCTATTTGTTCTTTTGATTGTGCTTCGTCGCTTCCGAACGTTTTCAAAATCAAAACACAATCATCTTTATCACCGAGTTCGGATGTAAAAGCAGCAATCAACTTATCAAAGCCTTTACGATATGTCCACTGTGACATAGAAAATATTGTAAATTTATCTTCCAAATCAAAAGGTAATTTAACCGGAGTAGATTGAATATTGTCTATGTTGTAAATTGGATGTGGCGCCAATAAAACATTATTTGTATATTTTGAGTACATCTGTTCATTCATCTTGCATGCAGTAATAATGCTGGATGGGTTATACCATTCTATGGCATCTCGCCACTCCCGGGAAATATCTGTGGTCTCCCAAACCACAAGATGATGATTTCTGTGTGAGGAACGAATTATTCTCTGCAGGGAGTGTGAGCAGCCGGGGCTTGGTCCGAATCGCATGTCCGAAAACAGCGCCATAGGTGTTGGCATATGCCAAATACATTCATAATCATTGTCGGATATAAATGAATCAATTTCCTCATCATTTTTAAAACGATACTTGTTTATAAGTTCTTGCTCTCTTTTATTTAGAGAATCATGTTCAATTGGCGCAACCATACAAATGTAAATTTTTAAATCTATTTCATGATTTTTAGAAGCTATATCTAAAGCATCTAGATATCTTCTGGCTGCAATTCCATAACCGGAGAGATCCATGAATTGCCCACAATACACTATTTTTTTCATAGTACGATAACGCTAGTTTCGTTATTTTCGTTGTTGATAAAGTTTCGACTTATAGCTTCCACAAAAGCCTTGTTCATTTTTTCTTCACTGAATTGTTCGGACAAATAGTCTGCATGCTGGCGCACCCTATCCAAGTGTTTTTTGGAATCCTCTCCTGTGAGATCTTTATAGCATTTTCTCATTTGGGCTTTCGCTGATTGCTCTCTAGCATACGCCCACATTGACTCTTTAATCAGGACGCCGTCCCATACAACTTCTTCCTGAATCGCGCTTAAATCAAAGCCAACGTCATAAAAACACGACTCGTTGTCGGCGCCATATAAAAAGTCAGTCTGTCCAGACCATCCAACTGTAACTACTGGCAAACCCGAGTAGCATGCTTCGAATAGAGGCAATCCGAATCCTTCTCCGTGAGTCAACAATAAAAATGCATCAATTTTGTTATGAAGATATAAAGAGTGTATTTCTTCATCAGTCATATCGCCATGCAACAAGTATACTTTACATTTTCTAAAGGAATATTCTTTAAGCATAGCTTCCAATCTACCTTTAACGATTTCATAATCCATATGACAATTTTTCGCCAAATTGGTTTTCACTACAAACCCGACATTTTCATTGTAAAACTCTTCAACAAACCATTTAATAGTGTTGTCTAAATTTTTTCTGGGGCCCCATTGCGCGATAGACAAAAAGTTAAATTCAGTAGTAGTGTCTAAATCCAAATCGAGCTTTTGGTCAAATGTTTTAACAGGATAGTTTATTACATCAATGGAGCCATTAAGCTGGTAAGTTGATTTTTCGTTTGTCTCATTATATGTTACATCATAAATGGTCGATTCATAAACATTTTTAGAGTGATTTGAGACAACAATTATATGATCCATCTGATTTCCCGCTTGGAGCCACTGGTGTGCTACCTTGGTGGTTTCAATGCCGGCTGTATAGCCAATATTGATGGGCGCCGTTTTATCAGTCCATTCGTTCGGTATTGTAACCTGTAAGCTAACATCGAAAGTGCCCCCTTGTGTTGTATGTGCAATTGTTTTTTCGATTGTCTGATCGATCCAAGTACGCTCTTCGTCGCTTTCAAACATCCACGATGTTTCACCCCACTTAAGTGGTTGAATATAAATGTCAAACAAATCAGGCCTAGATCTTAGAGCCCTTAAAGCAAATCGACTCTGTTCACCATATCCAGAACGTGTAAGAAGTGGGCCGGCCAATAAAATTTTCTTCATCATGCCACCTCTGCCAGCTTCCAACGATCATAGCCTTTTCGTGTTTCCCACGAGCCATGCTTATTAACTATTTCGTCCATTGTTCGAACCCATGTCCTTTCAAAATCTTCAAAATTATAATTTTCATTAACATGTTTGATGCCGGCTTCAGACATTTTCTTATATGCCTTTGGGCTAGCATTTAATGCTTTTTTCATAGCTTCAAAAAAATCTTCTTTACTGATTCTATCTTCATAAATGTATGGCACGTCTAAGGAGCCAATTACAACCTTAGAGACCGGCTGAATACCCCACCCAAACCAATCTTTACCATTTGTTACCTGTTCCTGTAAGCCACCAGTCATGGTGACAATAATAGGAGTCCCACAAGACAAAGATTCTAATGTGGCTAGTCCGAAACCTTCAGCATCGGAAATGTTGATAGTATAGTCTGCTACGTTATACATATTTGCCAAATCTTCTGAGCTGATCTTTTCTGTTGATAACAAAACTTGACCATCATTAAACTTCAAATGTTCGATAAGATGAGGCAAATCTTGGCCATGGCGATCTTTTGGATCAGTGTGCATAAGAAGTACTGCTTTATCATGTCCAACCTCATCTAAAAGTTCTTTAAACCACCAAATAAGTGTTCCTGATTGTTTACGGCGGGCGTTTCTATTATTCCAAAAGAATATTTTCTTTTTAGGGTTATTAAAATTCTTTGATGTATTAACAATATTCTCTCTTAACCCCGCGGCGTTTGTTTTGCTCTCGGGATCCTTAAATTTATGAAAAATCGAAGAATTCACCGCATGCGGAATATAACCACAGTGGGATTCCGGTGCTACTGTCCTAATAATTTCATCTGTAACTTTTGAAATTGCGACAATTTCATCTGTCGAACGATAATATCTTCCATTGAAAAATGGATGCGGGAGATTGTCCCAAACATGATAATATACCATCGGAATATTGGCGCGGATCTCGTTTTCTATTTCCCACAACCAACTATAAAATCTAGGATCAGTCATGAACCACAAAACATCAGGGCGTTCTTTCTGCAACGTGGATCTTACTATTTCATGAGAGCCATATCCATCGACTGGGTATATCGTCCAGTCGGCGCCGTATGGCTCTACTCTAAGAGGGGTGTAGTCCTGATGTTTAATCGCCCCTCCAAGGCTAACAACTTGATAGCGGCCCGTCTTCAACAGGGCCTCAATTACATATTTCGTCTGTGTTCCAACCCCGCTCGGACTAAGAGGGTGATCTGATAACATTAAAATTTTCTTTTTTTTCATTTATTCCTTATGGACAGTGTTTTGTCTTGTAAAATTTGCAGCCATAGCTGCTGGTACAGGATAAGCGATTTTTAATGTATCGCTTATTTTTAATATTATAAAGCGCTTTGTTCAGAAGTTTAAGCGCATTTTCTGTTTTTTTAGGTCCGCTTGTAACGCGAAAGAATTCAATGCGGTTTTTCTTTGCTGTTCTCTTAAGTAGCGCAAAGTGTGTTTCGATGTTTTCTGGATCGATTTTCATTCTCTGCGCGAAGAAATGCTTATACAACGTAAGTTGATATGTCACCATTTTGTCACTTTTCTTGCGGGAATCCCAGCCCCATGAGCACGTCTTCCAGTCAAATATATGCACCTTTCCGTCAGGAGTACAAATTACGGCGTCAATAAATCCTTTAAAATTATAATCGTCTTCGTCTTCAATTGACTCCATAAGCGGCATTTCGACTGCCATTACTTCAAACTCTTCAAAATAATCCTTTAGAGCCTCATTAATCTCAGGAATGATCTTTTTCCCTTGCTCTACCATGTCGACTACAAGCTTTTTATCAATCTCGATGTCATCATCAAGTTTAGCTAAACAACTTTTAAATTCTTCAATAAAACAATTGTCAGCATCAAGCTGCTCTCGAAGCAACTTCTTTTCACAAACAGTGTGCATCGCTGTGCCAAAGGCGGTGTATGCATTGCCTTTAAAACCGTCGATCTTGTCGATTCGTGTTAATTTATGATAAAAAGGACAAAACGTCCAATCTTTTAATTCTGAATATGATATGTGTGACATTATTCCTTCGTATATCGTGCTAATTTATAATATAACCGCTTTAGTATTATTTGTCAAGCTTTTCTTGACTTTGTAAAGAAATAATCTTTTTGTATAGCGCGGGTGATATTTTTTTAAGAAAGTTGTGATTTGATTCTAAATAGAATTCTGTGAATCCAGTCGCAAAATATTCCTGCAGGCTGGTTGCAGCGTATGGGCTGATAAATAATCCTTGCATTAAAGATGCAAGTTTGCCATATCCAATTGTTTTATGCAAGAAATTATCAAATTCTTCGTCATATTCAAGATTTGTAAAAAAAGACTGGGGTGCCTTATAGCCTTTAGCCCACAATAAATCATGTAAATATTTGCGCTTTCTTAAAAATTCATCGTGAATTTTATTATCAGCATAAACCAAATATCCATGTGCGATCTCCATGGAATGTGCGATTTCATGGACTATATCATCAAACATATCTTCTTCATTGTCTTGAATATTTGTAATACAAATTGTTCCAGAATCATAAAAAGCGTTTATTTCTCTTTCTTCAAATTCATCAAACCAACCAACTATGATCATTTCAATTTCAGAAGTTAAATGTGGTGGTATTTTGGATTCAATTTTAGCGACAACGTTTTCAACATCAACATTATTAGTCGATATGTTGTCTTTAAAAAAGACGTGTATGCCATTAGGGGTGTAAAAATCAGAGTTTTTCTGCAACATCCTCTTCTGGCGTTCCTGCAACTGTTTTATAAGCATCTTCTAATCCTAATTGATAACCGCGTAAAAAATTCTCTTCAGCAACGACATATACAAACTCTGGGAATTCGTGTGCTAAAGCTTCTACAATCATGTTGACTGTTACTTCTTCTTTGTCGAACTTGGTACCCACATACTCTACAAGCATGTCTTTAAGTTTTGTGTCTGGTTGAACCAACATTGCTAACATTTCGCTAGTGTGTAATTGTTGTTCCGAAGTGGTTCTTTCTTCGCTATCTTTGTTTGTATTTTTAGTTTCTATATTCATGAATACTCCTTATTAAATATATTAACACATATTTTTATAATACTTTAGAGGCTAAAGTTGCTAATTCTGATCTTTCGCCTTTTCTAAAGGTCATATGGCCGGCTATTGAAAATTCCTTAAATTTTTCCACTGCGTGGACCAATCCATTGGATGTTTCATTAACATATGAATTATCTATTTGTTCAATGTCGCCAGTTAAAACAATCTTTGTTCCTTCGCCAATGCGTGTGATGATTGTTTTGACTTCGTGAACTGTTAGGTTCTGCGCCTCATCGATAATGATAAATGCTTCTGCGATGGACCGGCCGCGGATATATGTCAATGCTTCAATTTCGATTTTACCCTTCTCCATGTATAACTGTAGTGCATTTTTATCATTGCCCAGCAAATATTGTAGATTATCTTGAATTGGGGCTAGCCATGGAAGCATCTTCTCTTCCAGTGTTCCTGGCAAAAAACCAATATCTTTTCCTAAAGGTTCTACGGGGCGAGATACAATCAAACGAGAGTAATGGTTCTCACGTAGTCCAATCGTCTGCTGCAGGCCGGCTGCAATTGCGCACAGGGTCTTTCCTGAGCCGGCTCTTCCAACAAGAGTAACAATTTTCACCTCTGGATTCATCAATAAATCAATTGCAAACGCTTGCTCTTTATTCCTAGAACTAATCAACCAGTCAGGCAATTTATCATGTATAATTTTTTTCAGGGGCCGAAAATGATCTTCAAATTTGGCTAACGCGGATTTCTTTTGGTTAGCATTTGAAACAAGCATTATATATTGATTTGGATACCAAATTGTTGAAGTCTCGTCCTTGTCGATATAAATATCTTCGCCACCATAAAATCGATCGATTAATTGATCATCTACCAAATGTTCAATGAATCCACGATAAAGCTCTTCAGAGGATGTTACAATTTTTTCATTATCATAATTCTCAGCCGGGATCCCGACAGCATCACAAATAACTCGCATATTGATATCGCGAGAAACGACGATCGTTTTGCGTGTTAGAGATTCATTTTTCACTGCCATAGCAGTCGCAATAATTGTATGATCTGGAATCCGCAGATCTAAATCGGGCGGGAATATTGAATTTTTTAAGCATTCATATGATATCACACGAAGAGTACCTTTTCCTTTACCAATTTGTACGCCCGTCTGAAGAGGGCCGTTTTCTCTTAAATTGTCTAAATTGCGAATGATCTTGCGCGCATTAACACCTACAGAGTCTTGTCGCTTTTTATGTTTATCAATCTCTTCCAATACCTTTAAGGGAACAAAAATATCATTGGTACCAAATTTAAATATTGAATCCGCATCTGTTAGGTAAACACTTGTATCTAAAACATAGTTCTTTTTGGCTGGCATCGTCCACCTTTTCAACAATAAATAGTTAAAATAGAGAAAATAGCAGCGTGGAGCGGGTGACTGGATTCGAACCAGCGACAACCACGTTGGCAACGTAGCACTCTACCGCTGAGTTACACCCGCACATTAATGTTTCTTCTTGATCATCTGCCAATCGAACACAAATACAAGCGGCTTGTCACCTTTCTTATATGGTACACCATTCTTACGTAGATTGTCAACATCTTTCTTATATATTAGTTGCGCGTCCCAGCCATCTGCTCCCCAGAAATCTTTGGGCTTTAAAATGCGTTTTTTTAATTTAACCCACACTTTTGGCCCTGCAAATGATTTGGCAAGCACAATATCGCCCACTTCGTACTTCATATTTTAGTTGGCTGGGGCGGCTGGACTCGAACCAGCAACGGTCGGGGTAACAACCCGGTGCGCATGCCTGGAGCGCCTCACCCCAATAATTTATTAAACCGCGGGGCGCGACCAGCTATCCAAGTTGTGACCAATGGCCCTCTTTCATATGAATGTCCGCCTCTTCAAGGATAGCTAACATTCTGTTCCATTTCTGACTGCCAACTTGAGTTGGGTCAAAGCACACGTATTTACTGTCCCATTCAAACCCGGTTAGACCCTGAACGTAACCACCGCGCTCATACATTGTGTCTGCCATCATATAAGGCTCAATACCAAATTTATCTTCGAAACCCCCAAAGAAGTCCGCCTCGTCATAACTCATTTCATAGTTATCAAACGCTTCGGTTAATTGAAGTTTTTCGGCGACGGCGCCATTAACGGCGAATCCATAATAATGTTGTGGATAAAATTGCATTTATTCTCCTTGATATTTGTGCGATTTAAATTATGAGCGAGTTCGCTTATAAAGATCTTTAAGATCTTCTCCAACGTCTTGTCGTAGCTTTAATAGATCATGTTTTAGATCCTTGACATCATCGCTGAGACTACTAATTCTCATTACTAGTGTTGCGATTGAATCTTTTTGATCCGCTACTGTTTTTTTAAGGGATGTTACAACCCTTGTAGGTGTATCAGACATATTTTTCTTTTTCTCCTTTTTAAAAAATTGTATCACACTTTCATTTCTTTGAATAATTGTCTCTCACGAATTTAATTCGTAGGTAAAAGAGACAATGAATCATTTTTAATCCACACTACAGTATAGATATCTTTTCCTGGAGGCGATGTGTTTTTCGTGGTGTTTTCATTAAATTTTAATGGAAGAACACTTGATTTACGCACTTTAATTGCTATAAGTTTTGAACTTTGCGCGCCACTGATCCAGTTTAATTTTTTATATTCACTTATGCATGAGATTAAAGCCTTTGTTTGGCTGGGATACCAAAAATTATTGTGCCCTATCTCAGATAAATAACATTTAATATATTCATTATTGTTCATTGTATTATCTTAACATTCTTTCTTGTTCTTGTCAACTAAAATCCTATAAATTCTATCTTCCGGAATGCTTTGTCACAGTTCTATTGGGGGGTCGTGGTGATTCACATGGGTTTTGAATCAATTCAGAGGTACCAAATATTTTTTCATCGCCGCCGATGCCCCACAATAATTTAACGCCAAGATCTTTACAAAGTAAGACTTCTGGAGTATTGTCTATCTTTCGATTCCCGCCATTAGCAAAGTAGGTCGGCTTGTGACGACGAATTGCCTTGCATACTGTGTCATCTGAATCATCAACCGAATCGACCAAAATCACTCCCTTGATGGAACTAAGGATTTCATGACGAGATGAAAATTCCATAAAATTAAATCCTTTATTACGATATATCCAATCGTCAGAATTAGCAATTACAATAACATCGCCGTATTTAGAAGCTTCGCGAATCATGCGGATGTGACCCACATGGACCGGATCAAAGCCACCTGACACTATAACGGTGGGCCTTTTTTCTTCACTCATTTTTTATCCTACTTTTTCTCATTCTTCCTCCTGAGTTTTTACGTAAACAGCTTCAACCAGAGAACCCGCGGCTGGTGTACGAAACAATCTTATCATATTTTCTTGTTCGTCATACTCCCATTGATCTGTTTCAAATCTATCAATGTATACTTTAATACTTTCTTCAATCGGTGTGTGGGTTAGCTTGATATAATTTACGGGGCCAATCAAAAAAGTGCTATTTGAAAGCCACAATTCCCAATCACTACATATGTCAATCCCGTCTTTTCCGTAATGTTTGGCCAGATCGATATACTTGTAACCGATATTGGCGGCATATTGTGTATATTCACACTCACTATCAAGTACTGTAACTATAGATACAATATCTCTTTGGATTGTGGCGAATTCTGTGCCAAACCAACTTTCAAACACATTGGTGGGAATTCCGCTTTGTTCTTCTTCGTCTGAGATAAAAATAAATAGCTTGTCTGCTGTCTCTCTAAAAAATTCTGTGGCTTCTGGCATCATGGTCGTAAAATTATAAACTGCGGAGAATCCTGCTTCATGGAAATCGGTTCCCAAAGTCCAGGGTGCCATAATAAAATCAATGAGAGGGCTTGTGTTGTCAAAAATACCTACGAAATATGGCTCTCTTAGGGACGTGTTAATGAAAGCAATATTATAATCATTGGTCACTGAATTCAAATCATTCCTTAACAATTCGACACCTGTACTAACTTGGGTATAATTATCACTCATAGAGCAGGAAGTGTCCAATATTATTAATACGTCAACTTGTTCGGGCCTCGAAGGTTGGATGTATGAGTCCACATAAATCTCTGTGGGCTGTATTTCTTCTACTTCTACCTTGGAGGTTATTATACTATAATCAGCTGCACAACCCAAGGATAATCCTATTAATAAAAGTTTTATTTTTTGGAGGGACATCCTAATATTACTTAGTTTTGTTGCGGGGAAAGAGATTCTCTTCTTTTACTTTTCTAATGGTAGACGTTCCATCATCTATGAATATTCGATAATCATAGTACTCTCTTTTTCCCAATACTTCTAAAACAACCGCGCGCTTTTGGTCATCTTTAAGATTTCCAAATTGTGAGTCCGGGAATTGACAATAATCTACCCATTCGTCTATTTTAAATCTTTTTGCTTTCATCATTGATGTCCATAACTAAATTATATAGAATTGTTGGTGACAAGTCTTTTCTGTCATAGATCTTAATTATGCGCCAGTCAAAAACACACGCAATTCGGAGCGCATATGCAATCCATTCACTACAATACCATCGTTTTTTGTGTTTAATTTTACAGGGCAAAAATTGAGAGAGTAACATTCCTATCCAATCATAGCGATGGCCCTCGGTATCCTCAAAAAACTCCATGATAATGTCGACTTGCTCTTGTGTAACCTCCAAAGAAAGGAAATCCCACTCCATATAATCGATTAATAATTTTTTGCGGCTAGCTACCTTTGATTTTAAAAAAGGGCTTATGCCAATCCAAGTTATTCCATCGGGTAGCACTAATTCGGCGTGACTATAAATGCTTTTAGTCCACCAACGAACGACTCCGTTTAAACAGTTTCCGTCGCCCTTGTAAAATGCTATCTTTATTTTCACTACTTCAAATCATGGACGCGTCTGTATATAAACTCTTGTGTATAGATCGGCACAAACCATGGACTCTTCGTCTGGTCCTTCCAATTCAGGATTGATTATGGCCATCACATTATATTGATTCCACGGGTGCGCACCTTCCACTACCTTTGTACATTGTATTGTAATGTAGGGATATCCTTCTTCTATCTCCATCGGCACTGCGCAGCTATGATCAATTACAGTTATGATGCCGTCTAGACATGGACTGTTTGTTGATGAAAAATTTTCACCCGCAAATCCATATAAACTTCCTCCAGTACGCTGTGCAGTGACAGAATGCTTAGCACATGCCGCGGCCATTAACACAAAAAGTACTCTTTTAAACACAAATACCTCCAAACCCCTTTTTATTATTGCTCATTAATACATATTAAATAATTTAATTTTGTTTAAGCATTTCTATTAATTCTGCCTTTCTTAGTCCAGTATATCCCTTTAAACCCTTCTCTTTTGCGAGGGTCTTAAGTTCGGCGACCTTGAGATCGGCATAATTAACCGTCTTAGCTGACACAGTTTGCGGGACGAACGACTCAAACGCTGACTGCAATTGTGAAAACTTATCCAGTATCCAACTCATTTTCTCTCCTTAGTTTTTTTGTGAAATGATCTTGCGCATGTAAGCAAGATTCTTACGTTTTAATTGTACCACGTTGACAATCTCCTCTGTAGGAAAATCATATTCCTCTTTTATCTCCCACAGACATTTTTCCATGTCATCCAGATATTCTTCGGGCACTTGAGGTTCCGTTTCTTCTTCTTTCTTTTTCTTAAACCAACTAAACATACTTTTTTTCGATCCATACAACGTTTTGTTGACCAATTATTTTATAAGCGCTCAAATTACCTCCGCCTACCCACGCTAGCTGTTCAACTTCTGTATCTTCAGCTAATGTAATATACTTGTTAGGCGTAGGATAATAAAAATTATTGTGACCAAGCTCTGATGGACACACACTCGTTCCTTTCGATATAATAATGGTTGTGCTATACATGTTTTCTCCTATTTTGATTTTTGTTTGATTGTGACGAATATCAAAATGATACCGACTCACCACAACCACAGGTTCTGCTGGCTTGTGGGGCATTGAATGTTAGACCGGACTTTAGTAAGTCTTCTTGATAGTCTATTTCCATTCCATTTAGAAATAAGTAAGATTTAAAATCAATGCAGATTTTAACATCGCCAAATTCAAATACTTTATCTTTGGCCATGGCCTCGGGTATAAACTCATATGAATACATATAACCAGAACAACCCCCGCCCTTTAAGCTTATTCTCAAATAATGATTAAGGGATTGTCTCTTCTTCATTATTTCCAATATTTTCTGTCCTGCAAAATCAGTCATTGTTATAGCCATTTTGCTTTCCTTCCCAATCTCTAATTGCGGCTTTAATAGCGTCCTCGGCCAGTACAGAACAGTGAATTTTAACTGGCGGGAGAGATAGTTCTTCCGCGATATTGGCATTCGAGATGCCCTTTGCCTCTTCCACCGACATTCCTTTTGCCATTGTGGTTATTAGAGAACTCGATGCGATGGCGGATCCACAACCAAACGTTTTAAATCTTGCATCTTCAATAATGCCATTGTCATTGATTTTAAGCTGCAGCTTCATCACATCCCCACAAGCCGGCGCGCCGGCGAGACCGGTGCCTACAGAAAGATCTGATTTATCTAAACTTCCTATATTTCTAGGATTTTCAAAATGATCTATTACTTTATCTGAGTATGCCATAATATTATATAGGTGGTGGAGGTGGCGGGAGTCGAACCCGCGTCCGCAATACGTCCAAAGTTAAGTCATTCACAAGCGTAGTCGGTTTCTATCACTTACCGACAAAGATAGACGGTTATAATCTAATGCTTACCGTCCTGTTGCATTAGATGGTTTGATTTTTACAACTTATCTGTTGTTTTGCTCAAATTGGATAGAAGGCTTTGAGCGGCCTCCCGACTACGCTGCTAGAGCGACGTCGAAGTGGTTGTTGTTATTTGCAACTATTGTTTTTGAACTGTTAAGGTCGTATCTAACCTGCTTGCACTCGGCTCTTTCAATACCCCGTCGAAACCTATATCACCCCCTCGATTTCTGGACAATGACACCTACAGGATCGTGATGCTTGTCATCTAACCAAATTAGTGTTTCGTTGCCGTTTTTAACTTTTTCAGCAAAAGTAAAATCAATTTCTTTCTTTGCTTTCTTAAGTGCGGCATCTTCACTGCGGTGTTTGCTTACAAGATCGCCCTGTATGTAGTGTCCGTTCCATTTATAAATTTTCCACATTATAATCCTTCCTCAATTTTCTCTCGAATATAATCTCCACTAAAACCCACATGTCCACCATAGAACTTCATATCTCTGTCCAAATATAGATAGGTGGGGAAGGCGCCTAATGAATATCCTTCAACGGCTGTTGGATCAAATATCTTATCTCTTGAACCTTCAAGTACAGGCGCCGTGGTAATCCCATGTATTTTAACCCAATCATCAATCTCTTGTTCTGTGGGTGCTACTCCCCCTACGGCGCCGTCGATAAGAATCGTAACTATCTGTACACCTTCGCTATCATAATCATCTTGAATTGCTTGAGTGTAGTAGCCGGCGGCCTGACACGGAGGGCACCACACTGTCGAGAAATCTATCACGATTACATCTCCCTTGTGTCGGTATAAGTCCCACGTGTCTCCGTTTTGGTCAGCTAATCTAAAATTGCATGCCTTATCTCCCATATCGATATGTTGACAATCAGAAGCGGGAATAACCCCAACAGGTTCTAGATCTTCTTCGCTAGTGCCGTGCGAACCGGTGTGATCTTCGGCGCCAATAATTTTTTCGCCTTCAGTGCTCTCTTCGGCGAGTTTAACATTGGCCGGCTCACATGCAGATAGCATGGTGAATATAAAAAATAATGTTTTCATGCATACCTCATGTAATAAATAGCCTTTTTTGTAAAAAATATCATTCGGTTGTGGATCTTTTGCTCACCACAGCTGACCTATAGTTTATTTGATTAACCTCGCCGGTTAAGTGGCTCATAATAGATATGGAGCCCCTGTTATTATATATTATTCATACCGAATGATTTTAAAATTTCAAATATCCTCTGTAAAATAATCTTTTACTTTAAAGAGCTTTGATGCTCTATTAAATTCTAGGTATGTCAATCCCAAAAACCTAGCGGCATCTTTTTTAGAATTGGTAGTCGAGATAGCAAATTTTAATAAAGCCTCTTTAATGATATTTTTCGACTTTCTCCATAAATCAAAACCATATAATCTGTTATTAACATTATTAGCCGATAGTTCTAGCTTGACTGCTATTAAATCTTCTAGTGATAGTTTATTAATATTAACCAACAGATCATCCTGCAGACACAATTTTAATATAATACTTTTATTTGTGGTTGTTAAATTTTTTCTTTTATGACTTGTTTTCACTTATCACTTATCACTTATCACTTATCACTTATCACTTATCACTTATCACTTATCACTTATCACTTATCACTTATCACAAACACATTTATAGTGTAA